ACTAGAGGACTTTGGTACGTGGGTAGCCGCTAAGACAGGTATGCCAGCCGAGTTAGTCCGTAGTGATACAGAGAAAGCACAGATTATTCAGGCTGGTGCTGAAGCGGCACAGCAAGGTATGCAAACGTCACAACCACCGATGCAGTCACAATGAGTTGGTCAGAAATTAACCAATCCGCTGATCCTGATGTGGCTAAGAAACAGGCTGGCATACGCAAGCAAAATGCGGCTGACTTGGCTAAATCTTACCACAGGGTCTTTACAACTGATGACGGCCAGCGTATCTTGTCTGACCTGACTAGAAGATTTGTATATGATAACGACACTTCTTTTGGATCAGCAAACATTAATTATGAAGCCGCGTATCATAATGGTGAGGCTGGAGTAATTAAGTTTTTAATTAATCAAATGAAACAAGCTGAAATATTATAGGATTACACTATGTTAGATGAACAGGCCGCACAAGAAAAATCAGAAGTACCAAAAGGCGATACCCTGCTAGATCAAGCACAACCAACTTTAGAAGCTGGAGAGTATTTTCTTTCTGATGGCATTAAAGGCACAGGTGACACACCAGAGTGGTTAAACACTGAGAAGTATAAGTCTGTTGCTGAACAAGCTAAAGGATATGCTGAGTTATCCAAAAGGTTTGGTGGATTTAAAGGCGCACCTAAAGATGGTTATACACTTCCTGAAGGTATTGAGTCAGACGATGCTTTATATCAAGAGCTAGAAGCGTTTGCTACTAAAACTAATATGAACGGTGATGCTTTTCAAGAAGCGTGGGAACTACTTTCAACACAAGGTGAAGTAGCAGAAGAGTACAATCAAGAAGTAGAATTAAGTAAGCTAGGCGACAATGCTCAAGAACGAATTAAGACTGTTGAAGGGTTTATGAAGAACAACCTTGACTCAGATACTTACGAAAAAGCTAGGGGATTAGTTACTAATGCCGACACTATTGAGCTTGTTGAGCTATTAGTTAGGGCTACTGCACCTACTAAGTTACCAAGTGAGGGTGGTCACAATCCTGAAGGTTTATCATGGGAAGCCATTGAAGCAGAAATGTTTAGGCAAGATGATAATGGTAATTTGCTTAGAAGTACAAATATAAACCATGAGCAAAAAGTCCAAGCAATGATGGAAGCATGGGGCGGCAACCAATAGTTATTTGATTTCTACAGGGTAAAAGGTGTATAATCCGTACACTGGATACCCTTTTCCCAAAGGCCCAGTAAATTTAGGTTGAATGCTGACCAATTTACTGGGTACTCAGCTTAAACCTTGAAAAACTTTTTTAATTACTCTTTTTCGAGGAACTTCTTATGAGTAAGACTCTATCATCTGTTGCAGTCACAGAATTTGACTCAATGGTAAAACATGCCTATCAAGGCCAAGGGCTATTAAAGCCTGCCGTTACTATTCGTAACAACGTAGTTGGTGAAACTTACAAATTCCGTCGCATGGGCAAAGGCCTAGCTAACCAGAAGTCTACTTCTGATTTGGTTACTCCTATGAACGTAGCGCACGAATTTAAAACTGCTACTCTACAAAACTGGAATGCTCCAGAATACACTGACATCTTTGACCAAGCAGACGTAAACTTCGACGAGAAGCAAGAACTTGCAAGTACTATTGCGGCCGCTATTGGTCGTCGTTGTGACCAGCTTGTTATTGATGCAATGGATGCTTCTAATCCAGATGCTACTGACATTGCCGCTGGAACTACTGGTTTAACCATGTCTAAAGTTATTCAGGCGCAAGTTTCTTTGCGTGGACAGAATGTACAGAACCAAAACCTTTACGCTGTTGTAAATGCGTCCGGTCTTCGTGGCCTTTTGAATGATGAGTTAGCTACATCTTCTGACTATCAAACAATTAAAGCTCTTGTTTCTGGTGACATTAATAGCCTAGCTGGATTTCAGTTTATTATTCTTGGTGATCGTACTGAGGGTGGATTAAAACTTTCAGCCGCTAATACTGTTGACTCTTGGTTTTTCCAGCGTGATGCTGTTGGCCTTGCCATTGGTATTGACATGAAAACTTCTGTAGATTATGTTCCTGAGCGAACTTCATATCTATGTAACGGTATGCTTAAAGCAGGTTCTGTTGTTCGTGACAACGGTGGTCTGGTTAAAGTTTTGTATAAAGATAACGTATAAGGAGAATCATCATGGCTTTTGCAAGATCAGGTTTATGCCGCATTGGCGGTTCAGGAAATGGCGGAAGCACTTGGCAGTATTCTACTGCTGATGCTAAAGCCGCTATTGTTACATCAGGATACATGAATGCCGCTTTTGATGAAGTAGCTTTGGGAGACGTAATCACTTGTGTTACTTCTACTACCCCACCTACAGCTTTCGTCACTTATGTTAAGGTTCGTGCGTCTGCCGTTGTAGCACTAGCTGGCGGTTTAGTAATCACCGCATAAAGTAAGTAGTAAAGTAAAACGTCTGGGGGGTTCGCCCCCCTTTCTTACAATTCTAAGGTAGCATTATGGCCGAGAAAATAAAGTTAATTTCTAACGCTTTAATATTGATTGGCGATCTGCCAGTTACATCTTTAAGCGGTAACTCTCGCGCAGAAACCGTTGCTAATAATCTGTATGACAACATTGTGCAGAATGAAATTTCTAAATACCGATGGGGCTTTGCAACACGACGAGCGCAACTAGCTTTGACTGCTGAAGTGCCTATAGGTAACGAATTCCAAAATTCTTTCCAATTACCTCCTGATCTTATTGTACTTACAAAAATTGATTCCTCTGCGAATTATAAAATGTATGGCGATAAGATACACATGAATAGCGATGGCCCTGTTTATGCAGAGTACGTAGCAAATGTGCGTGAAGGTGATTGGCCTGTTTATTTTGCCAAGATGATTGAGTATGCTTTAGCAATGGACTTTGCTCCGTCTATTAGAGACAGTGCGGCTTCTATGGATGCTAACGCTAGACAGTACCTTAATGCTTCTCGCATGGCTAGATTTACAGATTCCCAACAACATCCTGTAGAGCCTTTAAGAAGTAGACCTTTTATTGACGTAAGGCGGTAAGCATGGGTACAACAAAGTTTCTGCAAAGCTCTTTTGTTAGCGGAGAGCTATCACCCCTGCTCAAAGGACGCGTAGACCTCGATCAATATTATCAGGGTATGCAGACTGCTGAGAACGTCTTAATCGTGCCTCAAGGTGGATTAAAGCGCAGAGCAGGATCAGAACACGTTGCAGTAGCCCTTAAAGAGCTTGTACACTTCTCTAACACTTCTTATGCTCCAACTATGCCTAGATACGCTCCGTCAGGAGGAGATCCAGCACCTTCTAAAATTAACGACTTAGATTCTACTACTAAAATTACTACTACAACCCCAGTACAACTTCTTGGAACAACTGGGCAACCTGATTACGTTATTGCTCAATACAATTTAAGTGCTACTGGAATTGCTACTAATATACAATTTGTAGACATTAAAGGATTGTATACTGCTGGCAGTGTTGCATGTACGTTGTTAATACAAACATCTACTGATGGTTCTACATGGACACTTCAGCGCTCATTTACTGTGTCTAAAGATTCAGAAAATCCAACGTCATTTAGGTATAGAGTTGAGAAAATTATAGCCACTCCTTATGTTCGTTTAGTAAGAAGCGGAGACACAGGAAGTTTAGGTACTCAGAAGTTTACCATAAATCAGTTTAATGTTTACACAACTAACACCACTGCTGTAGTTGTTAAGACTTTTGACTTTAGTATTGAGACTGATCGACATTATCTTTGTTTGCTTACTGCTGGAAACATGGCGGTTTACCGATCCCCTCACGCTGGAAGCAATACAACTACTTATGTAGCTGACATTCCTGTACCTTATTCTGCCACCTCAGTATCAAGTGTGCGTGACGTACAGACTGAAAATGTCATGCTTATGTTCCAAGAGGATTACCCTCCACAAAGAATTATTAATAATGGATTGAGTAACTACGATTCATTTGCTCTTGATGACATTCCGTTTCTTAATGTGCCTCAGTATGACTATGATGATTCACAAAGTCCTGCACCTACAAATTATGTAACCACAATGACCTTAACCTCTATGGCAGTGGGAGACAGATTTCAAATTGATGTTGAAGGTGTGTTAAGTAAAAACATTACTTTAACTGGAGGAAATTCATCTTCATCGGCTAACATACAAAGAAATTTGCAAGAAATGCCTATATTTGGAGATACAGGTATTGCTGTTACTGGTGGTCCTGCAATATTTATTATTACTGTTTCTGGCGAGTCTACACAACCGTTTGAGTTGTGGTCGGCATTTCCAACGTCCGGTACTGGCAACTCCATAGGTTTTGCTTTAAACGCACAAGGGGTAGCAAGAAAAGAAGACGTATGGTCTGCTACTCGCGGATACCCTAAAACAGCGGCATTCTATGCAGGAAGGTTATGGCTAGGTGGTACAAAGTCTAAACTACAAAGCCTGTTTGCATCTAGGTCTGGATCGTTTTTTGATTTCTACACAGAAGAAGGTGATGCTGATGAAGGCATATTTACTACCATATCTTCTAGGAATCTAACGGAAATTCTTGATATTAATCCTGATCGTGGATTACAGGTATTTACTGGTGGAGCAGAGTTTCTTGTGCAAGGCTCTACTCCTGCTGACATTTCTATTGTTGCTCAAACACAGCATGGTGCTTCTGACCTTGAAGTAAAGTCTATTGACGGTGCTACATTATTTATAGATCAAAACGGTAAGACATTGCGATCTTATTTATACAACTACAATGAAGACGCATATAACAGTACTGACATTTCTGTATTGTCTTCTCAGTTAATTAACAACCCTAAAGATGTAGCGGCTTTAACTGGTACGCAATCAGAAGATTCAAACTGGGTATTTATTATTAATGAAGGTGGTACTGGTGCAATTTTAAACACTTTACGATCTCAGGATATTAATGGTTTTACCAAATGGATTTATGGCGATAACTCACTGGATATTCCACAGCAACTTGTATCAATATCTGTTGTTGGTAATGAGCTTTATATTGTTAGCTTGCTTGCAGGAACCACATCTTATTATTGGGTAGATCGTTGGAGTTTTGATTACTTGCTTGATGCTGGAGTTAAAATAACCAATCAATCTAATACAACTGTACAGCTTGGTACTAATCACTTAGATAGTTTGACTGTTAGCGTATCTGCACGACCAAACTCAAATCCTACTGGAGATTACTATACGTTACCTAGTCGCGCTGTAACGGCTGGAAGTTCAGGTAGCAATGGAACGATTACTTTAACTGCTAATGAGTTATCAGCAGGAAATCTTGATTTACAAATAGGATTAAACTTTGTACCTAAAATAGTGCCTATGCCGTTAAACACTAACTCTCAGTCTATTGCTGGTCAGAACCAGATGCGTGAAAAGAAAATTAGCAACATAAACATAAGAGTGTACAAGAGTGCTGGTGTTTGCATTGATGGCAATCCTACATCTATACGAGAGTTTGGCAGTGGAGTTAATAGTCCATTAGGTACGTCCTTTATTTCTAAAACTGGTATTATACAAAATAATAATGGCGGTAATGGCTGGGGCGTAGAAGTTGTGCCAGAGATTACAGTGCCTGATGCTACACCATTTCATATCCAAGCAATCGAATATGAGGTACAGTCTTCTTGAGTGAGCTAAGAACTCAGGACGACATAGTAAAGCTACAGACATTAATGCTTAAAGGCGATACACTAGAGTTAGAAGTAAAGCATCATTTTAGTGAAGGGCTGTATGCTAGAGAGTTGTTTATTCCTGCTGGTGTTTGTTTAGTAGGAGCGTTACACAAGACGACTCACTTGTACATGGTAGTTAAGGGCAGATGTAAAGTGTCTAGCCAATTTGGTAATTTAGAAATTGAAGCTCCGTTTATGGGCGAGACTATTCCACAGACTAAGCGTGTTATATACGCTGAAACAGATTGTGTTTGGATTACATATCATCCTACACATTTAACTGACGTAGAAGAGATAGAAAAGGCTTTGTTAGAGCCAGAGGATATTTAGATGAGTTTTGCAATAGTAGCGGCAATGGCAATAAGCACAGCGGCAAGTGCTTATGGACAAGTTCAATCTGGTAAAATTCAACAGAAAGAATTTGAGCGCCAAGCTGAAGAAGAAAAAATTGCGGCTGAAGGTCGAGAACTACAGCGTATGCAAGAGCTTAATAAAGTCCTTGCGGCTAATCAGGTTAGTGCGTCTATGTCTGGTGTAACTGGAGAGGGAACTCCTGCTAGTATTGCTCTTGAAAGTGCAAAACAAATTGGTTCTAGTGAAAGTATGATTGGCCTTAGTGAAAAATTAAAACGCGCTCAGTTACGTAGACAGGGTGCTAATGCTAGAGCTATGGGTAACATACAGGCAACTTCTACATTGCTAA